GCGCCTGCGGCCATCGAGCTATTTACTAGCCCTCTGCGATTGGCCGTCTGCACTGCGCCAGCCTCGGCGCGTTGCATCAAGGGGGAGTCCAACTTCATCAGCGAATCTAGCTGCCCCGATACCGTTTCCTTGGCCGCGTCGATTGAGCGTTGCTTGGCGTCGTAGCCAGTTACGTTTGCCACTTGCATCTGTCCCACGTCAGGAACGTCTTGCAGGGGGGTGTTCATGTTGCTGTCGATCAGGCCAGCCATAATTTAAGTCCTTTTCTATCCCGTCGCCAAATCAGGGATTTCTCTTGCACCCTTCAATCCGGCGAGTTCATCTTTCAGCGCAGTGATCTCAACAACCTGTTTGGCTACAACTGCGTCCGTTTTTGCGATCAATTCCTGAAGCGACAACGTTTGATTTTTCAGGTCTTTATTTTCAGCCGCCAATTGCGAATTCCTTGCGACGGCCATTGCCGCTTGCCCTAACGCTGAGTTTCGCTGAATCTCAATCGCCTCGATTACCAAATTGGCGTCAACTTGCACCGTTTCCATTTCAGCGTTCATATAGATATAGCTCCTTGGTGGTGGTTGCTTGGCAATTGGCTAGAATGTCGGGGCGGCGGGGAGTTCGGCGATCAGCCCCGCGAGTGTCGGCACTGATCGCGTCTGCGCTTGAACCCCCGAGAGTGCCGTATAGCAGTAAGACCACACGGCCGAGCGCCACGCTCTGAGCGCCCGCCCTTCAGTCTGGAACTTCGCTATCGAGGGCTCGTCTGCATAGGTGCAGGCGGTATAGATGTTGTCATACCCTGCTGCCTTTGCGGTTGCGTTCAGGTATGCCTGGATTCCGACCTCGAATTCCTTTGCGGTCTGCTCAAGCGTCTTCACTGGCGGGACGGGTTCGGAGAACACCCCGTTTGCGTAAGTCCATCCTATGCCGGTGTTGGGGTCTGTCGGCTCGATTGCGATGTGCCCCGCAGAAAGCGTCCATGCGCTGCTGCCATCCCATCGAGTCGCGTTGACAACGCGACCTGTCTCTACATTGACCACCATGTATACTTTGCTCATGATCTTTTCCCCTAGTTCTAGTAAGAGGTAATTATTATTTTGCCATCAGCGCCAGCCGCGCCATTTACCGAAACGCCGCCGCCGCCGCCACCTCCTCCGGGGATCGTGCCTGCGGTTGGAGCCGTTGCGTGACCGTTTCCTCCGTTACCGCCCCACACCGATTGCCCACCATTAACAACGGTGGATACAACCATAAACCCCCCTGCCGCGCCACCAAATACAGTCTCGCCTGGAGGTATGAGGTTTTGGATGGTGACATTGCCGCCCCCCCACATAATCGCCCCTGAAGTTGGTGTATATGTATCGCCTTGATCTCCCGTCTGCCTTGGTCTGCCGGTAGTCAGCACTGCCGAATCAAGACCGCCAGCAGAGAGCTGCCCGCCGCCGATCACATTTCCAGTAACGGTAGAATAGTCACTGCCTCCAGCCCCGCCTCCGTAGGCGTACATAGTCTTTGAGCCTCCGGGATACGAGGCAAGAACCACGCTAGAGGTGCCTCCGACAGTGCCGGTTCCAGCACTTCCAGACCTACCAGCGCCGCCAGTGCCTACCGTGACCGTCGCTCCCGTATCAATATAGGAGAGCGGGATTATTACCTCATGGTATGCACCGCCAGCGCCACCCATGCCGCCGCTGGTGGCATCAGATCTGCCTGCTCCACCTCCAGCGCCCCAAACCTGAATCCTGGCCCATGTCTGGCCGCCCGTTGGTTTCGTCCAAGTGCTGGAACTGGTGAAGGTCTGAACTTCAGGCGTTGCAGCGCCGCCCGAGCCGCTCGTCCATGTTGTCCCGTTACTTTTTAGCACGTTGCCAGAGGTGCTTGGGGCGACAAATTGGACGGCGGTTGTCCCATTGCCAAGGATTACGTTATTCGCCGTGAGCGTAGCCGCGCCAGTCCCGCCTTGAGCCACGATCAGAGTTGCTGAAAGGCTGGCTGCCGATCCAGAAGTGTTCTGATTCAGCGTTGGGAATGTGCAACTAGTCAACGTCCCGCTCGATGGTGTTCCCAGCGCACCACCTTGGACAACAATCGTTGAGGTCGCATCCGGAAGCGTGAATGTCTTTTCTGTCGTCAGTGGGCCTGTGAATTTGGTAAAGCCGTTGCCCGTCCCGCCATAGGCCGATGCAATTACCTGAGTCAATGCGGCAGAACCGTCAAAGTTGTTCCCGTAGATCGCCCTGGCAGTGGTCAGTGTTGCCGCCGATCCGGAAGTGTTTTGATTGAGCGTCGGGAATGTGCAACTGGTCAACGTCCCGCTCGATGGTGTCCCAAGCGCCCCGCCAGAGGTCAGCAGCGTTGCAGAAGATGGTATCGTTGTACTGTTGATGCTGGTAACGGTAATCGCTCCGAGTGTGGGTGCGGTGTCATAGACAATCTTGCCCGTCCCCGTCGCCCCCGTGCTGGTCACGCCCTCCAGAGTCACATGGCCCGTTGCGCTGAGAGTCCCGGTAATGGCAACCCCGGCTGTGGCAATATCAACCACCTTGGCCGCGCTGATTGCGATTCCAATGTTATTGGCTGCGATCCGATAAAGGCCCGAAGTCGTGTCCGTGGACAAGTAAATGGCCGGCAAGCTGACCGTCCCGGCTGCCACCTTGACGGTTCCAGACGAAATGATGTTCGATGCCGTCAGTGATGTACCGTCGAAGGACAGCCCGGAAGCAGTTGTGTGTGCCGTCGCACCGGAATTGATATAGGGGATTCGCCCCCCCGCACCGGAGAGCGTCGGCAACAGAGCAAAGCCGGCCTCGATGGCCGCATACTCGGCTCTTATGACCGAAGACGAGCCCGACGAACTTGTTGAAGGGGCTCCGGTTACAGAATAATAAGGGGTAGTCATGGGCGCAATCTCCCGCGTTGTGTGTAATGAATCAAAGCCGCCGTGATCGTGAATGGTTTGTAGTAATCCGCGGTGCCTCTAATGCCCAGGGAAATGTTTTCTGCCTGTCCCGGCGTTGATAGGGAATTGGGCGCTAGGGTTGTGCCATCCCAATAGAAGGAGTCCCAATTGAACGCCCCCCAAACAGACGATGACGTAAATGATGTGGTAACCACCTCTGCGGATGGCTGCGCTATGTCAGTAGACCCATATCCCAGCGTATAGCCAAAGTTGAAAGCGGCGTACCCGGATCCGGACAATTCAAGGGTCGCGTCGAGATAATTCTTGTCGATGCGCGGCAAATTCTGGAAGTTCCAGGACAGGTCAAGGAAAAACTCTATGTCGCTCCCATCTTGGGACGTGCCCACGTCCATCTGGTAGACGTAGCCATCGCCATCACCAAAATACATGGCTTCAGATCCGTCTGATCTTTCCGATGACCATGCGCAATAGGGCCGATGCTGGAAAAGCATTGGCATAATCCCAATGATCTTTTTCCCGGAAATGGTGATGTAAAGCGCGTAGTTGTTTGAAAAGAAAATCCGATACTGCGAACGATCCCTAGAAATGCAGGAGGCCACCGCAGACGCCCGGTATTCGTTGACTCGATCACGAATCAGATTGCTGATTGCGTTATGTGAAAAGTTCCCGAATTCCTGCGAGGTCTGGAGCGTGGTTATCCCTCGATCATCCAGAAACATCGTGTAACCCACGTCTTGAATAGTGTAGGCATACGCCCCGACTTCCTTACGATAGTAATTCAGCACCCAGTCAACAACGCCAGAGCCGTACAAGACCGCAAGGCGATTGCGGCTAAATATGCCCAGCGCGCCGCTGTCAGCGGACCCAGGCTGTACGCTGAATCCTGTAACCGTATCGCCAACGCCAATTTCAGACGCGCCCAATATGGGGCTCCAGACGTATGGAGTTCCTGGGCCAGAGTGCTGAACTGAAGCGCCAAAGGAGAAAAACAACTGGAGCTTATGGCCGATAAGATGAGTCGGTGCATCAACGGTCATCCCGGTCGTGATTGGCGCGTACACCGTTCCGTCAAACTCAAACCCGTTGTTGACCCCATCGCAACCATAAATGCGCGTAGTCGCAATACTGCCGCCAAAGTTTTCCTCAAGAAATTCATAATGGCCATCTGGCGACAACGAAATGGCCGAACTATTGGCGGCGATCGAGCCAACGTCGATATGAGCCCCGACATTGAGTGTCTCGGCTTGAAAGGTCCCGGTTTGGGATGCAAAAATAATATTCCCGACTGCATTGCCACCGGCCCACGATCCAGAGGCCATCACCACACGGGTTACAACCGCCGTTGCGCCCGAAGTGGCACCAGTGATCGTGTTGCCTTCTGCGATCTCGTATGTCCCCCCGGAGGTAAATGCCAGTTTTCGCCCCAGTGATACCGCCTGCCATCCCGTCGAGGATGATTTATATATCGCGGCCGTGCCTGTCCCGGTATTGCGAAAGCCATAGATCACATCGCTGAATTCAACGATCCCTAGAACACGCCCCGTTCCTGGGATGGCTCCGATCAGAGCCCGGTACACATCGGCGGCGAGATTGGTATATTGCGCATGCAGAATCTTTGTAGATGCGCTGTTTTCGATCGCCACAGACGTTGATGTTCCTTGCTGCGACCCGCTGACCTTGATTGCTTCTGCGCTCTGGAATGTCCCGGTAATTTTGGTGATGACCAAATAATTGGGCGTGGTCGTGGTGACGACGGCGCACACTACCGCCGTCGCCGCGGAGGAATTCCCTAGAATCGAATCCCCGGCGCTGAAGGCCCCGGTAATCGTCACATTCATAATGTAATAAATCGCGGCCGATGGTTTGGATCTACCATCAAAACGCTCGTAGGCCGCATTCATTCTGTATCCGCCGTTTATATCTGCCTCGAAGTTCTGAGCGGTGCGAGCGGTGCCTGGCTTGCGCTCATAGGCAGGGGTGATCTCATCCAGCCCGCCTGTGAGTGAAACGCTATCGGAAAGCACGCGCACTTGGCCAAGGGATTTGCGTAACGCCTCGTTGCTCATGCCATCGGCCCCCCCAGGCGGAACTGGGGTAGCTGACTCATTTCCAGTTCGCGCATTAACTCCCCGCCCAACTTGGCGGAGAGGGCCAGCACTTCTGGCGCCACTGAGGCGGTCGCGTACCGCTCCAATGCCCGCCATACAATCAGGTCATGGAAGCGGCTGGCAAAGTCCGGGGTATCTGAACTCGCAGCGAGGATCTGCGGCCCGCGCTGGAAGTCTCCCGTGATTGTGTAGATGGCATTGGGGTTTGGCCCCAGTACAAACTGGTCGTCATCGTCCACGCTCACATGGATGGGCTGTCCCGTTTGCGACTGTTGTGCGCCGTATTTGTAGATGCGTTTCCATGCCTCATAGGGCACATAGCTCAAATAATATTGCCCCGATACCCCGCCCGAGGTCAGGTAGCACTTGAACGGGTTGAGCCGATCATTAGCCCACCAGCGCGCAAAGCGGGCAATGGTGGTGACGGTCTTTGAGTCGGTGCAGGCGGTATAGGCGTAGGTGTCGGTACTGGCTACGGTGTTCACCGTAAAGCCACAACGCATCCAGCGCCAATTTGGGTAACGCCCCTGCAAGTCGGTCCAGGTATCGGCAAGCCAATTGACCAGCTTCAAATGCTGCCCCGATAGGCCGGTGACTGCGGAGGGCCCAGTCCCGGCCATCCCCGCCTCACGCGCCCCTTTGACCGCCAATTGCAGGAATGTGGACATTTATGCACCTTCGTATTTGATTCCGTTACGGACGGGTCTGAAACGCCGTTCGCACGATCCGCATATCGGGACAGATTGGTAAAGGAAGCGAGATCCATCGAGTTTGCGAAACTGGGCCGATAAAAGCACAGAGCCCGCCTTGGGTATCTCTGCCATCAGTGCCGCACGGCCACCACAGGGGTTACTACCCTCTACATGCAGCATTGCGTACAGCCAGCGGCCGGATGAGTCGGACATCAGCTACCTTCGGTGATTTGTTGGAGCCAGGCCGCGCCGTTGGGATCCGGGTCATACAGGACCGACAGCGGATAGCGTTGCGAGGGGCGAATGGTCAGGCGGTTGAAATTGCGTTCGTCGGTGGCCGTGATGTCCTGCTCCACACTGTCAGACTGGGCGCGCAGCAGCCGCTCGACGTACTTGCGTTTCACAATCGTCTTCTGGCCGCGCTTGATATATCCCATGCGGCCATTGACACCGACCTGAACGGGGTCTTCCTGAAACTTGTCCCCGGACTGGTGAATCAGGATAGTCAGCTTGTCTTCAGCGTGCATCAGGGCGGTGGCCATGTCCATTGCGCGCGGCCCCTCGACGATCTCCAGCGGTTCGACTTCGAGTGTTGCCACGCCCTCTACGCCCTCAACGGCGTCCAACGTTTGGCGTACCTGACCCTCGAACTTACGGCTGTCTACTTCCTTGTTCGGATTCCTTGGCATTTTGTGACTCCAGAAATGAAAAACCGCCTGGGAGGCGGTCTTGTGTGAATGTGGGTGGGTTATTCGGCCTGCATTGCTGCCCGGATTGAGCCCGAGTAGACTTTGGTGCCAACGTGGCCAAGGGTGATTGCCGGGTCAAGCCAAACGATGTAGCCCAACTCGCGCACGTCCTGAAAAAACGCCATGTCCTCGCCTTGGAATTCGCCGTTCTCCACGCTGTTCCTGAAGAAATGCGGCTTCAATCCTTCCTCGTCGTTAAAGCGCATCTTGGGGGAGAGAGCGGCCAGGCGCTCGATGACCTCGCGCTGAACCAGGGTGAACCCAAGCCCCATGCCTCGAATGGGGAGGCAGCCGTATTCATTGGCGACTAACTCGTCACTCTCCCAGCGCAGCATGAACGTGCAGGGCTCGCGCTTCATGGGATAGGTAGATCCCACTACCGGGAGCTTTGTCCCCAGTGCCAGGAGCCGGATAAAGTCCTGCGGTCGCCACACCATATCCGCGTCGATCATGAATAGGTGCGTGCAGTCAGTCTCAAGGAAGCGGGACAATACCTTGGTTCTGGCCAATTCGATGATTGAACAGCCAATGACGTACTTCTCCGACAGCGGCAAGCCCATTGGTCGCAGCGCCTCGCGCGTGTCGATCAGCGATCGCTCGGTTTCCCACGCCTTCTTGCCATCCATGATGGGCATGCCGATCATGACGCGCATGCCGGCCAAGTCAAAGGATTCAGAGCGGTTCTGCTCAACATCGGCCATTGCAAGCTGGGTCGCGGCGCTCATAGCGGCTTCCTTAGCATCATCGACAGATGATGATCGTTTTGTTCATGGTAGATAATCTCGTAGTTGAGCTTCCAATACCAGCGGTAGTCTGTGACCGGGGCCCCGAGGTCCAGGTTCTCGGCATAAAAGCCTTGGCACAGAAAGCCGAAGTGGTTTTTGTGAAAAAACCGTGTGTGTCCAGGGTCGGCCAGAGCGTCTTGCGCAACCGGGACAATGATCCCGAAGACCCCTCCGGGTTTAAGGAGGCGGTGGTACTCGGCCATTTCATCGAACCAACCACGCCAGTCACCCTGGCGCCCGATGTGTTCCAGCACGTCATAGGCCGCTATTTCATCGAAGTGGCCATCAGGGAATGGGAATGGGCGAGTCTCCAAGTCCCAAATCAGCGTAGGGTCGCAGTTTGGGTCCATATCCATCGTCACCAGATCGCCAGTCCAATCCGGAGATCCTTTCTTAAACACTTTTTTCACGCGAGAGTTACCCGCGCCAATCAACAAGCTTGGCATAGAAGTCCCCTGTCAGAGAGAAAAATGGAAGTTGGCGGTATTGCACTCCCCGGAGAGCCGCCATCCGGTAGACAGCCCAGCCTTGTGAGCCGGGACGAGTCCGGTCGTATTAGACGTGCGAGAACGGCGTTGCGATGGAGCCCGTGACTTTGGGTGCCATCTGCACGGTGTATGTGTCGGTGGCGATGTCCTGAATCTCGATCATCGTGCCGACGTAGCCGCCCTTGGTGGTGCCATTCAGGCTGATGGTGTTGTCCGTGGCCGTAGTGGCGTAACCCATCACGTCATTGGTCGCGGTCGATTGAATGACCGAAACCCCGTAGAAGTTCCCCGTAGTCGTCCCGGTTGAGATCGTGTGTGCCGTGGCTGTGGCTACCGTCCCAACAACGAAGGTGAACTTCGCCCCGGAACCCGTTGCCCCTGGCAGCGTAACCGCAATCGGGGCCGCTGAATTGATGGTCACGATCTTACCATCATGCAGCGCGGCGGTAACTGCGAGGGTCGTGGCGGTGGTGTTCACCAGGCGCGTGGATACCTTGGCTACACGATTGATTTCCGCCCCCGATGCCGTCAGACCATCCAGACAGGTCAGTTCGGCCGGGGAGATTGTTGCAACGCTGCCATCGGTTGCGCTGACGACTTCGATAGTCGCCTCGGGGCCAATTCTCAGCAGTTTGGCAACGGTCAGTTGGGTGAGTCGTTTCCAGAGATTCATGGTGATACTCCTTACTTGAAATTATGAGATAGGCCGAGAGCCCCGATGGGGGCTCCCGGTGTTGCGGTGGATTACGAGGTTTGCGGTGCGGCCGGCAGCACCAGCACGTTTTGAATCGCCTGCGTGAATCCCGTTGCGTTCCAGTTCGAGGTTCCGAACGTGATCGTGCCGGCCGTTGAACTGGTCTTCAGGATTTGGTAGGCAAACGGGCACAGGGTTGCTGGAACGTCCGGGAAGGTCGGCATCGGGGTCGCCGTGGTGCCGTCCCAGTCGGAGGCTGCGCTGGCCACTACCTTGACGGTGCCGCTGGAGTTGTAGCACCAGACAGCAACCTTCATTTGGGAGGCAGTCATCGTGATTGCCGCACCCGTGACAGCATCGGTCGTCGGGGTAGTTTGGTCGGCATTGGTGGCCGACTTCTGGTAAGCCTTGCCGCCGATGGCGAAGGTCAAGAGAACGGTGGTGTCATGCACCGTTTCGGCGCCGGTTGCGGTCAGGAGACTGCTGCTTCCGCAGAAGTTCGTGCCGCGCATATCGAGGTTGTTCATGGTTCTTTACTCCTTCAATTTGGGTTGGGTGCGGCGAGGCTCAATTGCCCCCGCCGCGGTTGGTTTAGGTCAACACGCTCACGCCGGCCTCGATGACCGCCATCCATCCCTGGTTGGTGATCTTGCAGGCGTGGTAGTGGGTCGCGCCCACATAGCCGCGCTGGCCGAGCGGATCGTTCTTGTCCTTCTGGCCAGGGGGGATCCAGGTCAAGTCAAGGCTGTCGATCCCGCGCATGGACACTTGCGCCCAGGCGTTCTCACCGCACACGATGAACGGGTACACGTCCGGGTAGGTCGCCCCGGTTGAGTACAGCCCGTAGGTCGCTGCCGTTACCGAAGTGGCCGCATTGGCGTAAGCCACCAACTCGGGGGAGATCACGAAACGGAAGGTTTCGCACGATCCCAGTTCAAGCGGGTGGATGGGCTTGCGGCTGCCGTACTCCGAGACGTGCTTGAAGTTCGGCAAATCGCGGACATCGGGCTCCGCGTCGGAGTGAACGAAGACCAAATACCCCGCCTCAACCGGCGCCGTGCCAACCATCGTGGATGGCGACAGCACACTGGTCACAGTCTCCGCGTGGTTGGCGCGCAGCGTGCGCGTGGACCGACGAACCGCGTTCAAGTTGATCTTGGCGTTGACCGTGATGCGTGTGGTGCCACCGGCGTAGAAGACATTGGTGCCCGCCTTCACTTCGCCGTAGCGCACCAGTTCTCGCACCAGGCCCATGCGCTCGCCGACTTGCTTGCGCATCGCGCCGGCCACGTCGTCCTCGTACAGATCGAAGGTCTTGTCCGTGACCTGATAAAGGCAACCGTACTGTTGGACCGTCACAGTGATGTCCTGGGCGGTCAGCGTATCGGCTGTCGGGGTTGCGCCCTCGGACAACACATGCGCGGCCGCGGTTACGGACCACTGGTTGATGGTGCTGGAGTTGGTGGTCGCGCCACCGTAGGGCAGCCAGCGCCGGAACTTGATCGTGTCGGACTGGTTCTTGCCGAGCTTCTTTTGCTCGCCAGTGATGCCCAATACTTCCTTGGGCGCGGCGTGGGCGAGGATCTCGCCCTTGACTGCGCCAATTCGCGCAGCGGTCGGGGTAGCGTATTGTTGTGCGGCCATGATGGCCTCCTATGGTTTTATCCGCCTCGCACGCGCTTCCACGCGGCATCAGCGGCTTCTTGCTCTGTTTGGGTGTCCCTTCTCACGGCGGACGTGTTGGCCTTGGTGGGCGCAACGGCCGCTTCAAGTCGGGCCTGTTGTGGGTCTTGGCGCGTCGGAGCGGAGTCCGTGGGCGCGGTGTTCTGTGTTCTGGCCACATAAGCGTCGAGCAGCCGGATGGCGTCTCGGGGTCGCTCGCTGTGTGCCAACGTCTGGATAGTCTCGGGTTGGGCGTTAAGCCAAGTCGAAAATTCAGGCGTCCTTACGGTTTGCGCCCATCCTTCGTGTTCCTCCTCAACACGCTCAAGCGCCAATTCAGAACGCAACTGGGCTTTCAGTGTTGTGGTGTCAACGACGGGCTGGCTATTGACTCCGGACAGGCGTTCTTCCATCGCGTCGGCCCATTCCGGGAAGTCCTCTTTCATCTGATTCCACTTCTCTGAACTACCGGATGCGGCCGTGATTTGCCGTTCAGTCGGGGAGGCGTCGCCTGCTTGTGCGGTCGTTTTGGCGGCCGTGAAAGCGGTGCGCAATTCCTTTGTCTGACTGGTCAATCCGCCGATGTGGTGTTCAGCCGTTCTCAATCGCCCAGTCACCCCGTCCATCGCCAATATGCTCTCGCGTATGGGCGCCGGTACGCTGGCTATCCACTTGTCGTACTCCGCTTTGTCCTGTGCCGCCTGATCCTCGTTCGCAACGGCCGATTGCTCGGGTGCTGGAGCGGGTTCAATGGCGGGAGCGGGTTCAATGGCGGGAGCCGGGTCTACTACTGCGGGATCAGAGCCGCGCGTTTGTCCAAATGCGGCTTGTGCTGCGGCCTGGGCGGCAGCAGCGTCGATTGCGTCGGTCTGGTCTTCAGTTGCGTTGGTATCCAAGTGATTCCCTCAGAAACAAAAAACCCGCACGAAGGCGGGTTCCAATTCGGCGGCGTTCTTTCGATGGCCACCACTTACTGCGGGCGGGCCTTAGCGTTTAGGCTTTGGCGTACCCGGAGATATAAATGTCGGTTTTTCCTGGCCAATGGCAAGAAACGCCTTGACCTCGATAATCTTGCCCCTGATGCGCGCGGTATCCTCGGGGCTCAGGTCGTTGTCGTTCGAGGCGCGCAGCGTGACAAGGCGATCGGCGTAGTAGCGGATCAGCTTGTCCAGCAGCGGACTGCCCCGCTCGGCGTCGTTTAGCTCGATCATTGGAGTTTCGCCGTATTCCCCAGCAATAGCGCCGCCGCGAAATTCTCCGGGGCGACCGCCCGATACCACAGCGATCCGGTCAGCCCCTCGGCGCAGTTCATCGCCTCCTCGCCGTTGGCCAACTTGCCCATGACCTCGGGTTCGGTGAGCCATGCCGGGAGCTTGTCGGGCTCAACCGGGAACCATGCGTCACGGCCGTTGTGACTTGCCATCACGATCAGGGACAGTAGCTTCATTGAATGAATGCCTTTCCGTTATCGGCACGGCCGGCGGGCTCCACTGGCGGGGTGAGTAACTGGCGCGTTGCGTGGTTGTGGTCGGCAAACTGCATTTCGCGCTGGGCCCGTAGTTTGATGACCGTATCCCCGAGACGCCCTTTTATCTCGGATAGAACCTTTTGCTGGTCCACGGTGAGTCCCGCCTTGGCCAGTTCGGCGTCGATCTGCGCGATCATCATTTCCTGCTCGCGGTCCTTGGCGTTCTCGCCTGCCTCGAAAGCCTGTGTCAACTGGAGCGCCTTGGCCTTGAATTCGGCAGCCAACTGCGCGACAGCCATCCTCGGATCTTGCTTGGCCTGGCTCATGCTCTGGATGATTTGCTCCCACTTTTCATCGTCGAACTTGAAGCGGTTGACATCCAGGTGCTTGGATTTGAGCCATTCCTCGGCCCATTTCTTTGGATCAATGCCAAATATCGGATTGCTCACCATCTTGGCCATTTCGCCTACGGCTTGGTTCTCAAGGTCACGCTGCACCAGGGCGCTAGAGCCGCGGGCGTTGATCTGGAAGTCGCCCTTCTCGTTGTCCTCGCCGTACATCAGCAAATAGGTGTAGTACCGGCGCACATGGGGCTCGGTGACGCGATCATCAAAGAGCCTGGCAATCCGGCGCAGCACGCCATTGGCGTTATTGGTGGCGAGTTGCTGCCCGCCCAGCGTATCGGGGGCGTTGCCTGCCTGGCCCTGCAACAGCATCGGCAACCCGGTCACGTCCTCGGCCAGCTTCAGCCCAAGCTGAATAATGGCCATCAATTCTTGCTGCAATATCGGGATGACGACGAACCGGAATGCCTTGTCGATATGCTGGGAATCCGCATCAGCGGCGGCAATCCATATCTTCCAGGGCGTGATTTCGTAGATGCCATCGTGGGGGGCAACAACGCCCTGCTGCACTACCAGTTGCGGCCCGCCTGCGCGCCCCGCGTTGTCCATCAGGTTACGGCCGGCGCCAACGACCATTTCTTGCGCCGTTCGGATCTGACGCGATACGCCAATCCCCGCCCAATGCCCGGTGCGCTTTTGCCACACCATTACGTCATACGGCAAGTCGCCTGTATCCAGCGGGTTCAGCGTGGCGCGGATAACACGGTTGTTCACCATCGTCACCTGGGCCGGAACCGCTGAAAACTGCTCATCGGGGCACTCGCAGCCGATCGCCTCCATGTCTTCCTTGGAAAGCATCCCCGTGTAGTACCAAATCTCGAACATCCCTGACTTGTCCGGGGTGTGCCCATCCGGAAGCGGGCGCTCTGGCGAAACCTTGGATGCTTTCATCGGGCCATCAGTCAGCACCAGATTGATCTGGTCCTCAAAATAGCCCGGAGTCCCGATTAACTCCATCAGCTTGCGGCTGGTGATGTCATCCTTCTCCCAACAGTGGGAGCCGTTGTGAATATTCTCCCCGCAGGCGGGATCTGGATAGAAGTTCCACGGATCAATCCGGAAACTTCCAGGCTGGATACTTTCCTGAAGGAGCAAGGCCCCATTGATGAAAGCGACTTGGCGCGTCTTGACCGGGGTTGGCCCCTTGAGAATACCGCAGCCTATTTTCGTCGTGTCGTCTATAACCGCGCGCACATGCGAGTGGAATTGATTCTGGATGTGCCAGTCTTCGATCCGCTTCTGTGCCCGCTCGGCCTTCTCGGTGGCCTCGGCCATGTCGGCGTAGGCGTTGTCCACCGCGGTATGTAACTGCTTCTTGGCCAGGGTGGCATCGCCCCCATTGGCCTGAAGCGCCTGACGTAGAACCGGCTCGGGGAATTTACCCTCGGCCATGTTCGCCAGTTCCGGTATCGTGGTAGGCCCAATCGACCACGCCCGGTCATCTGTTGGCAAAAGCATGTCCCCGACACGGGCCGCCGCGGCATCAACATAGGGGCGCGTGATGTTCAGGAAGATCGTGGAGGACTGCGCCTGAGACTCCTGGCCAACTATCTGCCCGGTGTTCCCCGGTGGTTTGCCGCGCCATGATCGGCGCTCACCGCGGTTTGCGTCGTCAATGCCCTCGTAGTGGTCCTCGTCTTCCTCCCACTCGTCCTCTATCCCCGACGCCTCGCGCGCGCTGATTGCATCCGAACGGCTGGTCGCAAGGGACACCCCGAGCTTTTCAAAGAAGTCCGCTCGCTTGGCCGCATCCTCGGCTTTCTTTGCCTCGGCCAAGGCCCGGTCTTCAACCGACGAAGTAACCCCAAGTTCTTCCGAGGTATCTTCGCTTGGTTGTTTTGTCATCATGTTTTGACCCGTATAGATTTAATTCCGGTTGATGTTTTTATTCGGACTGGTGAGGCATAAGAGTTCGCTGTTCCGACTAGATAGGCCGCGTAATTCACGCCGCCTTTTCTGATCTTCAGCACTCCCCCCTGGCCCGAGGGCGCATCGGCTTGTGCGACGAGGCATAACTCGACAACGGCCCCGTTATGCCAAACACGAAGGCCCTGATACTGAACTGGGAAGACAATCGCGCTGCCAGCGGTGCAGATCGCTGAAATGCCGGTCAGTGCGGTCGATCTTGTGTTGCCCAGGCTTCCGACAGTCGCGGTGAGCGATACCGAAGACGCCACCAGCGAAACGCCAGCCGAAAGAGATCCGACGCTGGCGGTCGATGCCGTTCCTGTCAGCGCGAGCGACCCATCTGCGCTAACCCCAACAATGCCCACCGATGTACCCGAGCTAACCCCGGACAGCGCAACCGTGATATTCCCGGTTACGGTCCCAGTTGCTACGGCAAGTGAAGCACCAGACAAAGCGACAGCCCAGCCCGGAAGAACGCTCCCGACTGCGGCCGTGCTGGAGATCCCCGTAATCGCAACGCTTGAACTAGGCGACAATCCGCCCGTCTGGCCCGTCGCGAATACGCCTGTTACCGCGCCCGTTTCGTTCGGCTGCGTCGTTCCAGGCTGTGAGCTTGCTGCAACGCCGGAAAGGGCAACCGTGACGGACGGGGTTACTGATCCAGTCCCGGACGCGCTGGCGATGCCAGAAATGCTGGCTTGCGCAGTGGGCGCGACCGTGCCGGCTGATGCGGTACTCGAAATCCCGGTCAGCGCCGTGCTGGTGCTTGGCGTTACCGTTCCAACCGCGGTCGTACATCCAGAGCCGTATATCTGCGGCGCTGGGACAACGGATCCGGCACCTCCGGTCGAGGCGACACCTGATGTCCCAACCGTCAATGTCGGAGCCACCGACCCGGCTGCGGCCGTGCTGCTTACCCCGGACAGAGCGACCGAAACCGCTGGAGTGACAGATCCAATCGAGCCAGTCGATACCACGCCACTCAGAGCCGGTATCAACCCACCGGTATATCCGGTTCCGGAAACGCCTGATGTGCCAACGCTTGTCGCTGGCGCGAGAGTGCCGGCCGCGACCGAGCTGGATACGCCCGTCAACGCAACGGACACGGCCGGCGACGGCGATCCGGCCGAGCCAGTCCCGGTAACGCCCGTCAACGGCTGCCCGCCGATCAGGTTCCCGACAGTTGCCGTTGATGTAACGCCAGTCAGCGCGATCGTTCGGCTCTGCGTGACGCTGCCAATGGCCGATGTTGATGCCGAACCAGACAGGGCCGCGCTGAGATTGGGCGGCAGCGCCGATAGCGCCGTAGACCCCGCCACGCCAGAGAGCGCAACCGAAACACTGACTCCGGGGCTCGATACAGCGGGCGTCGAACTTACCCCGGTCAACGGCTGTCCACCAGTGACCGATCCCGCGCTTCCGGCCGAGGATGCGCCGGTCAGTCCGACCGACGCGGCCGGCGCAAGCGTTCCAATAGATGCTGTGCTGCTGGTCCCTGTTACGCCAACCGAATTGCTAGGGGAAACGGATCCAATCGCCCCGGATACAGCCACCCCAGTCAATGCAACCGTTCTGGAAGACCCCGGCGTTCCTACGGAGCCCGTCCCAGCAACCCCGGTCAACACCTGGCCACCGGTTACGCTTCCGACGGCTCCCGTTGATGAAACCCCGGAAAGCGCAACACTTCTTGATGACGCTATGCTGCCAATGCTGCCAGTTGCAGCCGTCCCGGTCAGCGCAACGCTGAGATTGGGCGGCAAGAGTCCCGGCGAAGTCGATGCCGATACCCCAGACAGCGCGACGGTACGCGAAACGCCGAGAGTCCCCGGCGATCCTGTGGCTTGCGTCCCGATAATCGGCTGGCCACCGGTTACGCTGCCAATGCTCCCTGTCGAGAAAGCGCCAGACAATCCGACAGATGTTGATGGTGTAAGTGTCCCAACAGAGCCAGTGCCGCTTACCCCGGTTATGGCAACCGACGCACCAGGGGAAACAGATCCCAGCGATGCGGTTCCTGATACCCCGGTCAGCGCAACGGTTCTGGAAGACCCCGGAGATCCTGCGGAGCCTGTTCCAGCAACACCGGTCAGCGGTTGCCCGCCAGTGACGCTGCCGACAGATCCCGTCAGCGCGATCCCTGTAACCGCGACACTTCTTGATGGTGCGACGCTGCCAATACTGCTAGTTGCGGCCGCGCCAGTAAGCGCAACGCTTAGATTCGGTGGCAATAATCCGGATGCAGTCGAGGCCGATACCCCGGAGAGTGCAATGGTGCGTGAAACGCCAAGCGTTCCTGGTGATCCTGTCGCCTGAACTCCGGTCAGCGGTTGGCCCCCAGTGACCGACCCCGCCGATGCCGAGCTACTTGATCCAGTCAGCGCGATCGACGCGCTTTGAATGATGCTGCCAACCGATGCAGTCGAAGACACCCCGGTAATGGCAGCGTTGCGTGTCGCCACGATCGAGCCGGCCGATACCGCCGCCGATACCCCGGTTAATGCCACCGTTAATGATGGTGTAACCGTCCCAGCTTGCCCAGTAACCGAAACGCCCGAAATCGTCAGTGACGGGACCATTCCGGAAACGCCGGCCGTACTGGAAACGCCGGTCAAAGCAACCGTAGTGCTTGGAAATACCGCCGATCCGTCCCAAACGAATGCGTCCCAGACGAACGAATCCCAATACGGCAAGTTCGATGTTGCGACGACCGACACGCCCGTTAGCGCCGGCTGCGGCACTGGCGTAACCGATCCAATGCCAGAACTGGACGAAACGCCGGTAATGGCAACCGTGAGGCTGATGCCTACCGTTCCAATCGCCGCCGCGCTGCTCGTCCCGGTCAAGGGCTGGCCACCGGTCGCGCTGCCGGCTCCGCTTGTCGCGGAGATCCCCGTCAACGCAACTGATACAGCCGGCGAAACAGAGCCCACCGCGGCCGAGGATGAGGCCCCCGTTATGGCCACCGTCCTCGATGGCGTCAGCGTCCCGGCCGATCCTGCGCTTGAAGTGCCTGTCAGTGCCGCGGACTGCGACTGCACGACAGACCCAACGCTGGCCGATGCCTGGGCGCCAGTGATCGGAACCGAGTTTGCCGGGACAGCCGTGCCGGCCGCTGTCGTCGATGTCGCGCCGGTCAAAGCGCCTGACAGCGACGGAACTGGTGTCCCTACTGCGCCGGCCGACGATACCCCGGTCGAAGGAAACGACTTGCCGGTCGTTGTCGTTCCAACCGCCGCCGTCGAGGCAACGCCCGTTAATGGCTGGCCCCCGGTCATGCTGCCGACAGAGCAAGCCAGGGCAATGCCGGTCAAAACGCCCGCAATCCCCGCGACGACCGATCCCACCGCCGTCGAGCATGAAACACCGGTCAATCCAACGGTGACATTCTGGACTACGGCCCCAGCGGCCGCCGTAGACGAAACCCCCGTCAGCGCAACGGTTCTTGATGGTGTGACAGATCCGACTGAAGCGGTCGAGGATGAGCCTGTAACCGCAAGCGCCGTTGCTGGTGCAACCGTCCCGACTGCGGCGACACATTGATTCGATGCCAGTGTCGGCAATACAGACGCGATTGATAATGCCGCCGAAACACCGGTAAGGGCTACCGATCTGCTGCTCGTTATCGACTGATACGATGAACCGTCCCAGCCAAAATTATCCCAAGTAAAACTGTCCCAGTAGACCGCGCCAACGATGCCCTCGGCGCTTACTCCCGTGATAGCGACGGTGACATCAGCCATCGTGCGCCCTCCAGGTTATTACGCCAGCCCCCACGCTGGCTCGATAGACTTACGCCAAGCGGATCAGGGCATTGCTGGAATCGTTGGTTGGCATCGTCAGCGTGAATGTGCCGGCCGTCACGGTCTGAGAGCCGAACGTATGCACCGATACCGCCTTGTTCGACTGTGTGCTGTTGTAGACCATCACGCAATCAAAGGCCGTCGCCAACGTCACCGTCGTATAAACAAAACTGGCTGTCGGCGTGGAAAAAGCCGTTGTACTGGTGCTGGTGGGCGCAACCCAGTCTGGAGAACCCGTCAAGTCAACCCCGCCCGCGGTGTAGTTCGTTCCGCTCACTTCGCCCGTTGCCGTGTAGGCCGTGTTACTGGCCCCGGTCGTGGCCGACACCAGATACAGCGCCGCCTTGAAAGAGTCGGCGGTAGTGGCTCCGCGAACTACTGACGTACCGAACGCATGAATGCCGTTCAGCAACTCCACCTTGAAGCTGGTGCACATTGCCTGAGTATTTGCCATGTTGTTTCCCTTCCTTGCTTAGTTGTTGTGCTACCTGAAATTGGCGATCTCGCCTTGAGATTCGACATAGGGCCGCTTTAGGTGGACGTGCGCAGAGCGATGAATCAACTCGCCTGCGTCCCAATACTCAATGGCCGCCGCGGCCTCGTTGTCGTCTTCTTTCCCGATGTGGCGTTCTTCGATCCGGCCGCTCGCAATGTGCACATCCACATCGGCCCAGGCGAGCGCGCCCTTGGTCGTCGTCAGATGAGGATGACCCCGTATCTTCTTCTTGAAATGATCGCTCAACTGGTCAAGCGCCGTTCGCCCGTTATCCAAAACAACAAAGTCGCTATCCGCGGCCTTGTTTGGGTTGCCGTGAACTACTACAGGTCCGTTCGTAGCCATATCCGCCCCTCCTCTGGTGATGTAGGATCGCTTGTCCGAGTCTCGATGATGAGAGCCGTGGTCAGCGTCCTGCCGATAGTCGCGATCGACTCAACCGTTATCCTTGGCCGAAGCTGGCCGCGAATAGCGTTGACTAGATCGCCCGTTGCTGCGGTTGTTGCTGATGCCATGACCTAGACGAACGGCGTGACGTAAATGGACCCGTCAACGCTCAACCGGATCGCGGAGACTTTCGCCGAAGGGCAACAGTCGAAGTATTCGGCGACGCCCGCGGCCAGGTACAGGCCGGTATTGGCAACCGCCGTCGGCGCCGATCCGATCTCGATGAAGCAGATGGTCGTGGCGATCACCCGGACCCGCCCCGTATTTGCCGGCAATGCCGCAGTCGTTCCCGCTGTTGCTGTGTAGCCCACCGTAACGCTGGCGCCAGGGATCGGCTGACCGTTGCTTTTGGTTGTGTCCATTTGTCGTCCTTGTGCTTTGTAAGTGTCAGTAACCAACGCGCGGGTTTTGCAGCCGGCGCGGGGGGGCGTTAATTTTTGGTAGGTCTGAGTCGTTGCGGATCTTGTCCACGATGGTTGCGAGTCCGCGCCAGGCGTCTGCGCCGTGGCTGTATTCGTCGTGAATGGGGGCTCCTGGCTCGTTCGTCGTCGTCGGGATGGCCCGTCGGTACTTCTTCAAGCACTCAACGAGCCGGTCGGCCTTGTCCTCGTCGATGTAGACACGCGGGAACATCATGCGGCCGGCCCTGATACCCTGCTCGGGATCGCCCCTTGGGATGATCTTGGGCCGACGCCCAAGCTTCTTTAACACTGCCTCGTCGGAAATGCCCGTCTGCCGACTCGTATTGGCGCCATCGTGCGGGAGCCAGTCATTGCCCCAAACGTAGCGCCGGGTATTTAGCTTGGCCACCCACTCGGCCACCGTCTCAAAACTGCCTTCAAGGTATTCAATGACGCGCAGTTCGCTGTGCAGGCGTTGTACCAGGATGATGGCGCAAGCGTCATTCCAGCCCAAATCCCAAACGGTATGAACCGGCAGCATGGGATCGTATGGCACCGGCCGAATGCGCCGGCTCTCGATCATTGCCAGTACCTCGCGGCCATAGACGGCCCCAGCAATCACGGTACGGCACTCGCCCTCCCAGACGTGGCGGTATTCCTCCGGGTCCGACCTCTGCAACTCCAGGCGCTCGGTTTCCAGCACGGAAGGAAACCACGGGTTATCCCGAAAGCTGACCTTCTTTACCCATGCGCCGGCCGGTGGATTCACCACGAACCGCTTATAGGTGTCGTCCGAGTCCAGTTCCGGATTGAACGTCGCCCAAATCTCCGAGCGTTCAGCGCGGATCGTCGGTATCAGGATGCTCCACGACTTCTTGCTGACCGCCTGGGCTTCCTCCACCCAGCACACGTCAACCCCTTCATAGCTCTTGATCTTTGCCGCATCCATCGCGCGTAAGCCGGCGAATAAGAACTCGGCGCCTGTCTTTCCGGTGATCGACGTATCGTGGACTGAATAAAACCAGCCTAAACCGAGCGCCTCGATCTGGTCGGCGAGCAGCCGGTGCACCGAATCGGCCAACGTTCGCATGATTTCCCGGCCGCAGAGTATTCGTAGAGGCTCCTGCGTGCCTTGCAGCAGCAGCGTTCGGGCCACGGTCCAGCTTTTGCCGCTGCCGCGCCCTCCGTAGGGTACTTTGTATCGGCAAGGGGACAGCAAAGGCTGAAACGCCTCTGGCATGTCCAAAACGGGCACCGTCTATTTCTTCGAGACGACGACGTTGATTGTCCAGACCAAATCCATTGGTCCTCCGTCCTTGCCAGTGTGTTCGATCGCTGCCAGCCTCGGATGAACGTATGGCGCTGCCGCCTTTGCCGCCTCGAAACGCAGCCCGATCATCGCTACCTGAACACCCAGATCGGCGTCATCCGGTATGGGCTTGCGCATAACACCCAGCATGTAATCGAGCGGGGTAATGCCGCTGTCCAGCGCGGCCGCGGCAACCTGCTTGCGCTTCGCTGTGACCTTGTTGATACTGCCCTTTTTGCGACCCGCTCCAGATCGCTTGCCGCCGTTGCCAGCCATTGATTTATTTTTCAGTTAATCAGTTAATCAATCAAACAATCAACCGCCGCCGCGGATTGCGTTGAACGACTGCGCCGCGGCTGCCTGGGCGTCCTGCGGCATGGCTTGATCTGGCGCCGCTGCGGCTTGCTGCGCCTGCGGGTTGGTGAGCAGATCGTTCGCAGTCTGGAGGGCGTCCTGCACGGATTTGGCTGGCTGCATGTAGCTCTTGTCCTCCTGTTGATCTGGTGCTGACGACTCCTGGCCAGGGGGGCTGACGCCCACAGTGACTTGCCCTTGATCGTCCACTTCAATTTCAACGCAAATAGCCATGTTCGGCCCCTTTGGTTATTTGGACGCTGGGCGCCAAGAGTTGGATCCGGACCTTCGGTAGCCGATGAATCGGAATATGTGCCGCGCAAAAAAGAGTGCCGTGGCGAACACGATGACGGTCAGTGCCGGCGTGAGCGATAACGCCTCGGTGTAGGTTTCCCTGGCAAGCAGTCCACCGGCAGCCGAGAGTATCCCGAGGGCGATGCGGCCCACTATGCCGTCTTCGTAATCTCGGTCCCATATCAAATACGCGGCGATTATGGATATTAGTATGGAGGCCGTCACAACGATGATTTGTTCCGGCCCAAGATGATTCACGGTTTTGATCTCCCTGTTATCCCGATAAGCCCGTTGGTTTTGATGGTTTTGATAACCGCGGCGCCAACGCTCATGCCGAATAGGCCAAAGAGGAATCCAATTCCACCTTCGTATCCGTTGGGCAAATTGAAGTAGAGCATCGCCGGGTCGGTCACAAAGTTGGCAATCGCCGCGCCCCCGGTTGCGGTTGCTAGTTTGCCGCTGAAGGTCAGGCCCTCGAAAAAACGAAGCGATACCACGCCCCCGATCAAGCCGGCCACCAGGGCCACCTTCTTGATGCCCAACCCTATCAGAAATTCATTCATCGGTTGCCTTCGGCGCCTTTTAGTTTTTCGGCTGATCTGAGCCCGGACAATCCGAGGAGGCCGCCTAGAACTTGTAATGTCAGTGTTGTGTCAATGGCCGGGAACTGGCCGGTGTAGTGGAATATGACCTGGGCGGCGAATCGTGCGGTCGGCTCGACGATGGCCACATAGGCAAAGGCAACGCCGCATACCCACAGGATGAACGGCCGGCCGCCCGCGACGAACCAGTTGGTACTCTTAGCCTCCTCGACGTTGACCGCGATCTGCGCCAGATCCACCTGAATGCCAATCTTGGCCATGTCCAGGCGGAATTGATTGTCCAATTCCTTCATCTTGATGAGATCGGCCGGCCCCATGCCCGCCACGGTCTGCTCGACCAGAGCAGGAGCTACCCCGAGCTTGCCGGCCAGAAATGAAACGGCCGCCCCGGCCAGCGGCCCGCCGAGCGCCGACGCGATCGTTGGTGCCACCGACTTCAGAATATCCGAGAATCCGCTCATGCCATCACCACGCTTCCGGCTTTCGCCCATTTGTCGTAACTCGATTGCGTTGGCCAGTAAAAAGCTAAATCGCCAACACGTTTTGTCTGTAGATGCACCCAAGTCGCCGTGGCCTCGGGTCGCTCGCCGCACAATCCCGCGGCTATGACCTGATCCTGATGGTTCATGCACCAGCGTCCCAGCAGCCGGTCAGCGTCCGCAAGGTCGATCGCCTCGCCGGTTAAGTGGGCGCTATGGGGGGCGCCGCCTACGGCCGCATTGACAACGCTCGGGCGCCAGCCCGAATTGACAACGCGCCGAGGGGCGTCCGGAGTGTCCAGATAAAACTGGGTCAGCAGCGCATTGACGCGGGCAAGGAGCGCGCTCGCAGCGTCGCGTATCGCATCAGTCAACTCCGATGCGTAGATGATGCTCAAATTCTCGCCCGTGCTGCGGCGAGTGAAGTAATCAGACAGGGTGAGCATCTTCTTGCGCCTTGGATGCCGCTTTGGCCGCCCTTGTTTCTGCCAGCCTCTTGCGTTTGTCGGCTATACCCCGCTGTTGATTCGCCCAATTGTCCCCGACTAGCAGGTTCTCATTGCCCTGGAATGTACCCTTGGCCAGCAGTGCTTGGAATCCGCTCTCGCTGAATCCGAGCCACTGTAGCCACACTGCTCGAACAGCGGCTTTATGGGGTGATGTGAGGGCGCTTCTTGCAGCCCGGTTACTCGCCGTTTCCCGGCCGTATACGCGGGCATCAACGATCATAGACTGGAGTACGGCCGACGCCAGTTCCTTGTGAGCGGAAATCTGTTGCTCGGAAATAATCCCTGTCATTGGAATCCCTTTGTTAAATACAGCCCGAACCGGGCTTGAGTGCGGCCTCTAGTGCCTTCAGCCGCAAATACTCGGCGATCAACACCTTGAGATCCGCGGCCCGGACGATGGCGTACTCGGTTTTGTCGTCTTGAGCGAGTAGCGCCGGCGCGGCCAGGCCCAGCACGACAGCAAGCAACATCGCGCGGGTGATGGCCATTGGACCGCTCCGTGAATAAAAAGCCCGACACGGCGAGCCGCGCGGGCGAAAGCCGGGAACAGGAGAGAACCCGGCAGGGAGGACTGGTAGCGCAACGTGGATTTGAACCACGGACCTACTGCTTATGAGGCAGTCGAGCTAACCGGGCTGCTCTATTGCGCAAATGATTGAGGCGGCTTAGGGTCGCCACTCCACGGCGCCAGGCTCTTTAATCAATTAAGGGTGTAAGAGCGTCGCCTGTTCTTGAAGGTTTGCGCCAGCCCCCTCTGAGCCGTCATAACGACCTGCGCGCCAATAAAAAAGCCCCTGTTACGGGGCTGTTGCGTTTCGTCCGGACACGCCGGGGGCTGCGTGATTGGGATTATCACCCGTTTGGGGGACATTGCAAGGGGGTTGCTCATTATTATAAAAGCATCCCCAGGCGGACCACGATCGGCAATAGCGCCCGCTCGCCCCCATCGGCCAGTTCGTCCAACTGCTCCATGCTCAACCCAGCCAGGCGCTTGTGGCGGAACACATGGGCCTGGACGGACACATTGAGGTAACGCCACCGAATCGCAATGGACAGGACTGGCTCGGTCTTGTGCAGCGATTCCATGCCAGAATCAATAATCTGCATCGCCGGCACATTGATAGTCGCCACGCCCGTCGCCTCGGCGTCCCATGCCGCACTGGTCTTCATGAATCGAGCCCACGGAGCCGAACTCGGGTATCCGTTGTCGATCACATAACGCTTCTCCCATACCTGCCATTCGGACAGATAGGCGCGCAGCCTGTCCAGTGCCGGGATCCCCGTCTCGATTGTGTGAAACCGCTCGGCCACCATCATTTTTGCTGCTTTGCGTACAGTCCTGGCAGTGTTTCGGATGAATACGCCATCGCCATTGCGGTTTTGTCCAGCATTGGCTTGGGGACGACATACGGCTTCCACGCCGGCAGGAGCATCCCATCGGTCATTTTGTGCAGTTGGACGACATTGGCAGCACGGACGATTGCTCTTTGTTTTTCGTTCATCTTGGGCTCCTGACTACACAACACCACACTACGAAAAGTACCGGAATAGCGACGAAACAGACCAGCGCGTATATCTCGATCATGGCGACCTCAATAGTTTGACTGTCGTGATAACCCCCCCCATATCCCGGACGGTGGCGATCGCCCCCTTCCAGTCCGCATGCCAAATCGCTTGGCCTTCATTCAACTGGCCCTTGCCGGCCTTAATTTCCACCAGTATCGACCGCCCCCCCAGCCCTATCAGTGCATCGGGGACACCCCCACCTAGTTGATGTAGTGGCAGCACCGAACACCCAAGCTGGCGAAAGGCGGCGAGTATTTCAGGGTGATTGGAGTCCACCTTGGCCGCTCTACGCATTAAGGCTCCACTGATGATCTTTTTGGGAGCGTCGGATGCGGGACACTTCATTGGCGTTTTCCATGACCCGGATGTTCTCGAATATGCACGCGCGAGTTACCCCCAGGCGCTCCGCGAGCTCCCCCGTGGTTGATACGGCGTGATTGCGCAGGTACGCCTGGATTCGCGCTTTTGTGGACGACCTGACTTGGGGGGCTGATTGCTCTTTGAACGTGACCGGCTTGGGCCAGAAATGCTTGCCTTGGCAAGGCTGCACGGTTTGCGCGAGATTGAGCCCGGTGTTTGTGAATATTGAATCGAAGTCTGGACGGTTCATGTATTTCCCCTTTCGAGTATTTGTCGGATTTGTTCCCACAGCGTTTTCGTTGATCTGGAGCAGCCGCAAACAAGAAAGCCCACGTCGTTCCATCGTAATGAGGATCTTCCCTCTAACGACGAGTCAATCACGTTGATGTCAGAGGCGAATACGCGCATGCCAGGGGATAGCAAACACATAAACCGAGCAGCGACCCCTTTGCAGCCGGTACAGCAGACCCATTGAGTCACCCCCATTCGTGTCTGCGTTTCATATATCTCTATCTCCAGATCGTCCGGGCCTCGCAATCCACCCGCCTGCTGTGGCGATGGCCTCTCATGCGGGATGTCAATATAAGGTTCGTGGGCCAAATAAACCCCTGCTGTGCGATGGGGGATGATGCGGTCACGCTTATCAACAAACGGGGCCAACACCCGTTGATATTGTCTCGGCTTTTTCTTGGCCCTTTTCTTTTGGATAACGCCCGCCCTTTGGCCTGTTAGCCCAAAAGTCCGGCCTTCTTGGATGTCACACAAACGATTAGAGTGGAGTATTTCGCCGCGTCGGCATTGGGCCATCAGGTCTGATGCGTCTGTGTCTTCTGCATGTAAATACTCGTAATATGTCGATACGCGCCAAGAATCGGCCCATTCCGAATAACGCGCAGCATCACCCGTCATCGGTGTATCTCCCGGTTCGTCCACGCCAACATTTCAATTGCCGATGTCTTCCAAAGTCGCTCAAACCCAGCCCGGTGCAGGCCATGTACTCCCGTGGCCCCCTGATGGTGTTCTTTGCACAGGGATATCGTTGCAAAGTCGTTACGGTCATTGCCGGTCCCTACATGGTGGGCGTCGCACGGGCAATTCTTTACACCCAACTTATTCCAGCAGATCACGCAATTGGCTTCTTTGACGAGCCGCATGTAGTCGTGGCCGGTCATTCGCAAGCCTCCCGGCAACCGGGACAGCAAAACGCTTCCTCGACCTCGACCAACTCCCATATTTCGATCCAGCAGCAGGCGCAGAGGTAGCGGATCACGCCGGTATCCCCTCGTCCAGCACAATCCACCGGGCGCAGCAAACAGCCTTGCACCACCTGACAGGTGAGGATTTCAATCCTTGCGTACTCGGATCGTCGCCAATCAAAAATGCTTGTGTAATAGCGTCTGTGCATTGGGATTTATTGAGATCAAGACTGCTCCCGCCAAGCATGATTAAACCGGCTTGACCTTCTCCACGGTCAATTCCAGGCATCAGCCGCCAGCCAAGCATTGTTCCTGAAAGCATGTGCCGCCAATCATCTTTAGACAGCCTGAACCCATGCCATTCAATTTGAGTAGCAAGATCACCGCAGGCAGCGTTAAGTAGATTTCGCTGCTCTTGGGTGGATAATTCAACAGCCCAAGCGCGAGGGGTGAATGGCGTCACGCGAACAACCCTTCCTGTTCGTTGTATGTTTCTGGAGCTACATTCTTTCTGTGTCGGTCATATTCAGAGAATGGAGCACGTTTCCAGACAAATCCATTAGCCCACCGCGCAACGTCCTTGAGTTTTTGCATTGTCCAATCGTGCCGCACATGTGGCTCACGATATAAAGCAGTAAGTT